TCACGTTGCATGGGTGACCCGAAGATGAGAGAAGAGTTTAGCGGAACAGCACAACGATTAGCGGTTTGTAATGACCAGCTTGGCGAATCTAAAGAAGAGCTAAGATCAGATGTTTTTACGACAGAAGCAGAAGCCGCCGCCAGAGCGCAAGAGATAGGATGCGTTGGCACACACTCCCACGATGAAAACGGCGAACTAATTTATATGCCGTGTGAAACCCACGAAGATTATATTGAAGCCACAGGCGAAGACGTAAAGCGGCCAGATGATGACGAAGACGAAGAGGGTGGCTATAAGCCTGTTAAGTCCCAGTTTAATTGTTCCCTTGAACTAAAAGCCCATGACTACGAAGAAAAGGAAGGGATGTTTGAGGGCTATGGTTCAGTATTCAATAACACAGACTTAGGCAATGATGTAATCCTTCAGGGCGCATTTCTGAAAAGCCTAAGAAAGACAGGGGCTAAAGGCGTTAAGCTATTATACCAACACAAAACAGATATGCCGATTGGCGTGTTTGAGGAAATACGAGAAGACGAGAAAGGCTTATATGTTAAAGGGCGGTTAGCTCTTGGAACACAGGCAGGGCGAGAAGCCTACGAATTATTAAAGATGGGAGCGATTGATGGTTTATCCATTGGCTTCCGCGTTGACAGCAAAGGACAATCATACGACAGCCGGAACAGACGGCGAATGATAAAGGAAGTAGAATTAATGGAAGTGTCTTTGGTTACCTTCCCGATGAATCCAAGAGCAAAGATTCAAGCGGTGAAAGGCCAAGAGATTTCTATTAGAGAATGGGAAAGTGGATTGCGGGACGTTTTCACTCTTTCTCGTTCAGAAGCGAAAGTGGCGGCGAAAGCTGTTCACGATTCTTTCAATCACGCAACGAGAGGTTGTGGGTGCGAAGAAACAGATGAAACGGCAGAAGCCATAAAACATTTACTTAACACCTTACGAGGAGAGAATGATGGAAACTAAAGATACCATCAATGAACTCGCCAGCGGCTTTGAAGAATACAAAAAAGCCAATGACGAGAAGATAGAAAACGCTCTTAAAGGTATTGCAGATCCACTTCTGGATGAGAAAATTTCCAAGCTAGACGCAAAAATGGACAGCTTAGAAGACTTCAACCAGCAATTAACTTTGCAAGCCAAGAGCAACGAGCAAATCGGAGAGAGATTAGAATCTCTTGAGACTATGCTTAAAAGACCACAAGCAGGAATGGAAACGGCTGATGTAGACGTAACCATGAAAGCTTTTGATAATTTGCTAAGAAAAGGCAAGGAAGGCATGGAGCCAGAAGAGCTTAAAGCTCTGACAGTTGGAAATGATACAACAGTTGGTTTCCTAGCACCGCCTGAGTACATCCGCGAGTTAATCAAAGCGGTAACAGAAATATCACCTTTGCGATCAGTTTCAAAGATTCGCTCTACAGGCCAGCGTTCAGTTCAGATACCCAAGAGGACAGGACAATTTACGGCACAGTGGACGGCTGAAGTTGGAACACGCTCTGAAACTACTGGTTACAGAGTAGGCATGGAAGAGATACCCACCCATGAGCTTTATGCTTTGGTGGACATTTCTAACCAAATGCTTGAAGACTCAGTGTTTGATCTAGAAGCAGAGATGCAAGGCGAGTTCGCTACACAATTCGCTAAAGGCGAGGGCGCGGCTTTCATAAGCGGTTCCTCAATCAACCAGCCTGAAGGCATCTTGACTAACAGCGATGTGGGCGAAACTGTTTCTGGAGCCGGAGCCGCTTTACAGGCTGATGGCTTAATCAGCCTAGTTCATGCTGTTAAGAGTGAATACGGACAGAATGGTACGTTTGTTTTTAATCGTTCCACACTTGCCGCAATTCGTAAACTGAAGGACACCGCTGGTCAGTATGTATTCCAAGCAGGAATGATGCTCACCTCTGGAGTCCCAAACACCATCTTGGGATCGCCTTACATTGAGGCAACTGATATGCCTGATGTAGCGGCTAACGCATTCCCTATTGTTTTCGGTGATTTCTCACAGGCATACACAATCGTTGACAGAGTAGGTTTAAGCGTACAGCGCGACAACTTCACTCAAGCAACTGCTGGAAACGTGCGATACGTTGCAAGACGTAGAGTGGGTGGACAGGTTGTGCTTGCAGAGGCCATTCGTAAACAGAAAGTCTCAGCATAAGGAGGACTCATAAATGCAAGATTTAGCCAATAGCTTAAAAGTCCTTAACACGATCAACCCAGTTGTGGGAACTTCAGATGCTAATGGAACAGGTATTGATTTGCAGGGTTATGAATCTGCAATGGTCGTTGTTCCCACTGGTATTGAAGGTGACACGCTGAGTTCAACTGTTAAGATTGACTTCATACTTGAAGAATCAAGCGATGATTCTACTTACACCGCAGTTACTAGCAACACATCGGTAACTGATGGCGCGGTAGATGGTAGCGGAATCTTCAGCACTTTGGACGCTAACGCAGAAACACCACAAATATCTACAATCGGATATATTGGTGGCTCTCGTTATATTCGTGTGAAGGCCGATTTTACTGGCACTCACTCTAATGGAACCCCTATTGCCGCACAGGTAATATTGGGTACACCGCGTCATAATTCGGATACTGATTCAATAACTATCCGATAATCACGATCTAAGGGGGGTGTAAAATCCCCCCTTCTTGTGAGGTATTTATGAAAGTTAAGATAATGGTTCCGAAAGCCGGAGCCTCCAATGAGCTAGGTACTGCAACCCGACTTTATGAGAAAGATGAAGTGGTTGATGCGTCTGAGCCTTGGCAAAAAGAGATCATGGAAAGGTTTGTTGAGAATGGCTGGGCAATGGAAATTAAAGTTGTAGAGCCTAAAGAAACCATTACAGCCGAAGCCGAAGTGGTAGCCTCAGAAAAAGAAGCACCCAAGCCGAAAGCTAAGAAAAAGGCCGCAACTAAATCAAAGGCTAAAGCAAAGTCTGAGTGATGGGAAAGCCTACAGCCGCAACAGTTGATGCTGAGATCAGGGCGCACGAAAGAGAATGTGCAGAAAGATATAGGCGAATAGAAGAACGACTTGATGCGGGACAGGCTAGATTTAACAGACTTGAAAACATGGTGTGGGGGTTATATGGCATTCTTATAGCCACCAATTTACTTAATCATTTAGTGTAGAGGGCATAATGGCGAATGTTTTACTGGTCAAAGATGACACAAGCCCTCAACTTCAAGTAACCGTTACCAGAGAAGATACAGGGGCGGCGGTCAATCTCGCTTCTGCTACCACTAGGCTCAAGTTCAGAGCCGCAGAAACCACAACGATACTTGCAACCCTTACAGGGGCCGCTGGTGATTTGGCGAATGGCATCGTTATATTCACTTTCGGTTCAGGCGATCTAAACCAGACAGCAGGAGCCTATGAGGGCGAAATAGAAGTTACCTTTGCAGACGGCTCAGTAGAAACAGTCTTTGAAGTAGTAAACTTCACTCTTAGGGCTGACTTCTAATGTCTACTGGAAATCTACAGATAGTAACGATAGCCAAGCGGTTAATATCAGCAACCACCGCGAAGGGAATGGCTATTGCGGTCAAGGTAGGCCGATTCATTAAAGAGCTTGGTTTAGTAGAGAACCCCTCTTTTACAGATAGCCCAACTTTTACAGTTACAAAAGTTTTATCTGATGCAATGAACTTTGCTGGTGACCCAACTTTAGTTCCGGCCCGACAACTTACAAACACCAGCGGATTCACGGATGCGTTGGTATTTACTACAGGAAAAGGGTTCACAGAAACGCCAGCATTTAGTGACAGCGGTGTAATTTTAGCGCAAGATTATTGCGGCCCAGATTATTTTAGCCAGAATTATACTGGCACACAGACAAACTTTTAGGAGATATTAATGGCATTTCAGGACGGTGCAAAGTTTGAAGGACAGCTTGAAATTGTCTTGAAAGACAAAGATGGCAACGTAAAAGAGACAAGAAGGCACAAAAACCTAGTGGTAAATGCTGGTTTAAATGCAATTCTTGATAGATTAGTAGGAACCAGTGAGGCGGTAATGTCTCATATGGCGTTAGGATCAAGCACGACAGCGGCGGCGGCAGGGCAAACAGACTTAGTTAGCATCTTAGGCAGTAGGGAGGCGTTAGATAGCTCAACAGTATCAGGCTCAACTGTCACCTACTCTTGCACGTTTGAGGCTGGAGATGCCACAGGAACCGTCACAGAAGCCGGAATATTTAACGCTTCTAGCTCTGGGACTATGTTGTGTCGGTCTGTATTTTCAGCAATTACCAAAGGCGCTAATGATAGTCTTAACGTCAGTTGGGCGATAACAGTAACGGCATCATAGGAA